ATTGATGACTCCCAGTCCGTAACGTGGGCGGCTGTCTCAGATAGCCAGACCCCAAGCTGGGGAACTATTGATGATTCCCAGTCCATCACATGGTCAGTTGTTTCTGACAGTCAGACGCCTAGTTGGAGCACAGTAAGTAGCTCCCAAAACCCTGAGTGGAGTTCGGTGTCTGATTCACAAACTGTTACATGGCAAGTAGCGGCATAAAGGTACCCTATGGCTACACAATACACATCGATACTTAAACTCGCGCTTCCGGTTCAAGGTGAATTAAGTGGGACATGGGGCGACGTTGTTAATAACAACATAACGTCTATGGTCGAAGAGGCCGTTGCAGGGCGTTCGGTTATTAACTCGTGGTCTGGTAACTCGCATACCTTGACTACCGCAGACGGTACTACGGCTGAAGCAAGAGCGGCTATCCTTGAATTTACGGATACGTCTACGGACCTGTCCGGCGCTGCGACTGTCATCTGCCCTGCTGCTTCTAAAGTCTATATCTGTAAGAACGGTTCCGGACAACAGGTTACTGTTAAGACAGCTAGTGGCACCGGTATTGCCATACCCAACGGAAAATCTTCTATTGTTTTCTGTGATGGTACTAACGTAAACGAAGCAGTTACCAACCTTACGGCTTTAGATGTTAGTGGGGCCGTCACTGCTACTGGAGTTATTACTGGCCTAACCGTTGAGGCGACTGGGGATACTGCGGCTGGTGACAATGCTGCAATGGGTTACACCAGCGCGGAAGGCTTGATCCTCACGGGGCAGGGAAGTACAAACGATGTCACGATCAAGAACGATGCTGACGCTGATGTTCTTGAGATTCCAACCGGGACGACAAATGTAACGGTTACGGGAGACATTATCGCTGCAGGTACTCTACAGGCTACCGGCGATACCGCTGCCGGGGATGATGCAGCTATCGGCTACACCAGCGCGGAAGGTCTGATCCTCACGGGCCAAGGCAGTACGAATGATGTGACGATCAAGAACGACGCTGATGCCGATGTTCTTGAGATACCTACAGGGACAACGAATGTAACAGTTGTCGGGGACATTATTACTGCAGGCACGCTGCAGGCTACCGGCGATACCGCTGCCGGGGACGACGCTGCAATCGGCTACACCAGCGCAGAAGGCATCATTATTACCGGCCAAGGTAGTAGCACTGATGTCACGATCAAGAACGACGCCGATACGACAGTTATGTCTATCGCAACTGGAACGACTCAGGCTACGTTTGCTGGGGAAGTTGTAGCGGCATCGTTAGATATTTCTGGGAATATCGACGTAGACGGAACAACCAACCTAGATGCTGTCGATATAGACGGTGCCGTAGATATGGCATCTACGCTTACCGTAGCAGGAGTGTTGACCGGGGCTTCCTTAGATATATCTGGTGACATTGACGTAGACGGCACGACCAACCTCGACGCCGTAGATATAGACGGTGCTGTCCAGATTGATAACACGGTTACAGTCGGCGCAGACGACACCGGCTATGACGTTAAATTCTTCGGAGCTACTTCAGGCGCATACATGCTGTGGGATGAAGATGTTGATGATCTCATCCTCGCAGGAGCGGCACGTATTGTTATTCCTGATGGGCAGCTAGTACTTGGGAGTACGGCGGTTAGTTCGACAGCCGCAGAGTTGAACATCCTTGATGGTGTAACCAGCACAACTGCTGAGTTGAACATCCTTGACGGTGTAACCAGCACAACCGCTGAACTAAATATCCTTGACGGTGTAACGGCTACCGCGACTGAGCTTAATTACTCTGACACAGGTTCTGCTGTAGGTACTGTAGTCGCCAGCAAAGTTGTAACGGTGGATGCTAATAAAGATGCATCCAGCTTCCGGAACGTCACGCTTACCGGGGCGCTTACTGCAGCCTCGCTAGATATATCTGGTGATATTGACGTAGACGGCACAACCAATCTTGATGCTGTAGATATTGACGGTGCTGTCCAGATCGACAACACGGTTACGGTCGGCGCTAATGACACCGGTTACGACGTTAAATTCTTTGGTGCTACAGCTAGTGCTTACATGCTTTGGGACGAAGATGAGGACGACCTCATCCTCGCCGGGGCCGCACGTATCGTCATCCCTGATGGGCAGTTAGTTCTCGGGAGTACGGCTGTTACAGCTACCGCTGCAGAGCTTAACGCTATTGATCTTGGCGGCTCAGTAGGGACTGTAGTAGCCAGTAAAGTAGTCACAGTAGATTCCAATAAAGACGTAGCAAGTTTCCGGAACATCACACTAACCGGAGAACTTGATGCAGGATCTTTGGATGTATCTGGTGATGTGGATATTGATGGCACTACTAACCTTGATGTAGTAGACATTGATGGTGCTGTAGATATGGCATCTACATTAACTGTTGGAGGTCTTACTACGCTTTCTGGCAACGTAACTGCTAATAACTTGAGTGTTACTAGTGGGAACTGGTTGGGTTTTGGAGACTACGGCGAAAGAATTGCTGGGAATAACTCTACTAGTAAGCTCTTCTTTTATACAGACGCCACTCTTGCGCTGACGCTAGAAGATACGCAGGACGCCACGTTCGCTGGTCATGTTTCTCTCGCTGACAGCAAAGAGCTAAGACTTGGCGGCGGCGATGACCTCAAGCTGTACCACAATGGTAGCAACAGCTATATCAAGGATGTCGGAACTGGCAATTTGTATATTGCTGGATCAGGAAATATTACCTTTACAAATGGAGACGTTGATGAGACCTACGCAATCTTTAATGACGACGGCGCTGTAGTTCTAAAGCACGACGACAGTACAAAACTTTCTACGTCTTCCAGCGGGATAAGCGTTACGGGGACAGTTACAGCAACAAACCTTGATATTAGCGGCGATATTGACGTTGACGGGACGACAAACCTCGATGCCGTAGATATTGACGGTGCCGTTCAGATTGATAGCACGGTCACGGTAGGTGCAGACGACACTGGTTATGACGTCAAATTCTATGGTGCTACAGCTAGTGCATACATGCATTGGGATGAGTCGGAAGATGATCTTATCCTTGCCGGTGCAGCAAAACTCGGTGTGGGCACGGCACCAGACGTGCGGTTGCACGTTCAGGAGAATGGCGAACCCGGCGGTGACGGGACGCTAATCCTCGAAGCCAATTCGTCAAGCCGACAGCTACAGTTTTCGCCGCCTAGCAATGCTGCAAACGGGTATATCAACATAAAAGGCGGGAACCTCTTATTCCAAGATGACGGAACGGAGATCGCGAGGTTTCAGGGTTCAACATCATTCAATTTGAACGGCAAGCTGTACCTCTACACCACCGACGATCAGGCTAACTTTTACGGGCTGTACACGCACACTGACGATTCGTTCCGAATCAATTACAACAACGCTGGCAGCGACGAATTGATAATGGATACTTCCGGGAACATGACGATTCTCGGCAGTTTGACAGAAGGCTCGGACGAACGGCTCAAAGAGAACATTGAGGTTATTCCTGATGCTGTAACGAAGGTGAACGCCCTGCGTGGGGTCACGTTCACGCGCAAGGACACGGGCGAACAACGCGCGGGTTTGATCGCTCAGGATGTCGCTTCAGTCTTGCCGGAACTTGTTGACGATAGTGGTGATTTTCTGTCCGTTAGGTACGGTAACACGGTGGGTTTGCTGGTCGAAGCGATCAAAGAGCAAAGTGCTCAGATTCAAGCTCTGACAAGACGTGTCGAGGAATTGGAGAATTAGTGATGGCTACGTGGCAAATTGAAACGTTGAAGCACCAAAACAACGCCGACAAGATCGTTACAAATGTACATTGGCGATGCTTCGACGCAACAGAAGTAGATGGGAATTTACACACAGCAGACGAGCATGGTTCTATCGTGCTTGACGGGATAACAGCCGATGCGGCTGGCTTTATCGCTTATGCTGATTTGAGTGAATCGAAGTGTCTTGAATGGGTGTATGCAAAACTAAACAAAAATGAGGTCGAAACGAAGGTGGCAGATGCGCTCACTGCATCAGAAAATCCACCCATTAAATCTGGCACACCTTGGATAACATCATGAGCGAAGAAGCACAGCAAACTCCCGCAGTTGTTCACATTGATGGGACTGACCACAACATAGAGGATCTGAGCACTGACGCTAAGATTCATTTGGAGCAGGTCATACTCATCAAGAGACAGATGGATGAGCACAAGCGAGCGGTACTTGCTAACCAGCAGGCGTTGATTAATCTGCAGGTAGCTCTTGGGTATAGAGAGAGTGCCTTACGGGATTCCATCAGTGTTGTAGCGGAACCGGATGAGGCTGTATCTGTCCAATGAACGAGTTAGACCCCGCCAATAAAGCTCTTGCTGAAATCGAGGCTCATGAACGAGAGTGTCGGCTGAGATACGAAGCGATTGAGGAGAGTCTTGAGCGTGGATCGAAACGGTTCGACAAGCTTGAAAACATGATCTGGGGTATCTACGGAGCCTTGATCGCGGCAGTGATTTTCCCGCAGGTTCTAAAACTTGTGACTTAATATGGCTATCAACAGCATCGACCAAACGACGGGGAATCCACCAGCAATTGCGTGGAGGCGGGTCGCCAATCGTCAGATGCAAGAGTTAGTCATGGCGTCTGACGGCGCTCCTGTCAAAAAAGTCACAGAAATTTCTGAGACTCAGCTTTACCAGCTACGCGGGAACAAAATGCTTGTTACCGACATCAGCCGGTCGATGTCTACGATAGACATAAAAGTATGATCGCAGAACTAACAGCCGCGTTCGCCGCGCTTAAAGCGGTCAATGAAGGCATCCAGTCGCTTCGCGATGCTCACGGGCATAGTCGTGACCTTGGCTCGATTCTTGGCTCATGGAGCGAAGCCGCTATGGCGGCTAAAGAGGCCGAAAAAGTCCAAGCTGCTGGGAAGATGAGTTACCAAGAGGCTTTGAGGCTTGAGAGCGTCACCCGCCAAGTCGCCAACTACGACCGGATGCTGCACGACGTTTGTTTGTTGCAGGGCCAAGGAGATTTGTACAAAAGCATCAAGGCTCGGATGGCCGAGGCCGAGGCAAACGCCGCTAAGGAAGTGGCGCGAATTAAAGCTCAACGGAAAAAGCGGATTGCATTTTGGAAAGATGTTGGGCAGGTGCTAAGTATCATGGTCGGCGTTTTCCTAATGTCGATGGTCGCTCTTTGGTTGTTTTTTCTTTTTTACTATGGAGGCGATTAAGTGGCTAAAAAACTTGAGCCCAAATCACAATACGCCGAGTTTGATTTGGACGGTGATGGCACGGTTACAGATGATGAGATTCGCCGCTCACAAGACATGCTTGAGTTGGAGATGCGAGAGGAAAAGGCCGACACCCAGCGCCGCATGGCGTGGGTAGCAATGTGCTCCATGTGCGTCTTTGCGATCCTGCCCCTGATGCCTTTTGTACCTGAAGCACGGTTAGCTACGCTCGCAAGCCTAAGTGATATGTTATTTCTTTCTCAGGCATCGGTCGTTGGTCTTTATTTTGGCGCGACTGCGTATATGGCTAGGAAGTGATGTGGCAGGTTTCGGGGGTCTTAGGAGCCGCACTGGTCATGTGCGGGATTTCTTTTAAGGTTTATTACGATAGATCAGAAGCCGAAAAAGCTGCGTTGCGTGTTGAACTGCAAGCAGCAATAGATAATCAACAAGTGTTGGAAGGTACGATTAAAGCCCAAAATGACCGTATCGTCCGTGCTATAGAGGCGCAAAAACAGCAGCAGGAACAGATTCAAGGGTTGGAGCAAAAAAACCGGGAGGCTGCGACAGAAGTGTCCACCTTGCGCCAGAAGTTCGCTCGGCACGACCTCAACCACCTTTCTATACGAAAACCCGGTCTAATTGAGAGAATTATCAATAAAGCTACGAAAGGGGTTGGCGATGAACTTGCCCAGATCACTGATCCTGCTCGCTAGTCTGCTCCTGCCTTCTTGTGCGCTTTTAGATAGGCCCGAACCTGTCCCGCAAGTTAGACCTGTTGAGGTAGTTACGATAGAAAAGCCTGCGCCTGTGTTTCATCCGGTGCTACCAGAACAGATTGTGTTCCTACCCGTAGAATGGAAGATTCTTACTCCCAGTGAGATGGAGCAGTACATTACGGATCTGAAGGCCGGGGAGGCCCCCGTAAATGTATGGTACGGCCTTACGACCAAAGGGTACGAGAACCTGTCTGCCAATATGGGGGATATAAAGCGGTACCTACGTCAGATCCTGAACATAGTAGATTATTATCAGGACTTGCATCGGACTGAAGAAGCGCCTGAGGAAGAGTTGGTGGACTAATGGACAAATTGATCGAAATGCTACGCCGCCATGAGGGCGTAGAAGCCCATGTTTATCTATGTAGTGAGGGGCACGAAACAATCGGCGTAGGCCGCAATGTGTCTGAGTCTGGTCTTGGGCTATCCGATGACGAAATCGACTACCTGCTTACTAACGATATAGAGCGGGTCCGGATGGAGTTGACTGAAGAGTATTTCTGGTTTCCGGCGCTTAACGAGGCTCGACAGCACGCTATGATCGATCTGTCTTTCAACATTGGTCAGACCCGCCTGCGGGGGTTTGTAAAAGCTCTGGCCGCGATGGCAGAGGAGGATTTTGATCGAGCCTCTGAAGAGTTCTACGATAGTAGGTGGGCTACACAGGTAGGGGGCAGGGCCATAGAGATTTGCAAGATGATACGCACGGGTGAATATGCGTAAAGTTGTGTTTCCTCACACAAATGGGGATGCAGTCGAGCCCCTGCACACTATCGAGGTAGTCTGTGGGTACTGCGGATTTGACCTAGATGAGGCGGAACTAGCTGCGGCAACGTGTTCGGATTGTGGGGAACCTTTAGAGCTAAAGCAGAGTGTGTCTATTACTGTAACTACATTGCCCCCTATCTTTGGGCAAACATTATAGGTGTGTCATGCCACTTAAAAAGATGGTCTTCAAGCCGGGGGTTAACCGTGAAGTAAGCCGGTATACCAGTGAGCCCGGTTGGTATGAGTGCGACAAGGTTCGCTTTCGTGGTGGGTACCCTGAAAAAATAGGGGGCTGGCAACGAATATCTTCGTCTACTTTTCTAGGGGTATGCAGGTCGTTATCAAGCTGGGTAACGCTTGGGAGCATCCAGTACATAGGGGTGGGCACTCATCTCAAGTTCTACCTTGAGGAAGGGGCAGCATATAACGATATAACTCCTTTACGTGCTACTACTTCCGCCGGGGATGTTACTTTTGCTGCCACTAACGGGAGCAGTACCCTAACCGTCACAGATTCCTCTCATGGGGCCGTTGAGAACGATTTTGTAACGTTTACAGGGGCCGCATCGTTAGGTGGGACTATAACTGCGGAAGTCCTTAACCAAGAGTACCAAGTAGCTGAACTTGTAAACGCTAATAGCTACAAGATCACAGCCAAAAACCCTTCGACCGGAGTTGCTGTAGCCGCAAATGCTTCCGATAGTGGAAATGGTGGAAGCTCTGTTGTAGGGAAGTACCAGATAACCACGGGGCAAGCCTATGAGGTGCCTGCAGTTGGTTGGGGCGCAGGTACTTGGGGTGGGGGTACATGGGGTACAGGGCTATCGTCTACTGAAAATATACGCCTTTGGTCCCAAGCGCAGTTCGGGGAAGATCTTGTATTTGGGCCTCGTGATGGCCCTGTGTACTACTGGGATGCTACGAACGGTTTGTCTACTCGGGCAGTTGCGCTTACATCGTTATCTGGTGCGTCCGATGTTCCTACTACACAACGTCTGGTATTTGTATCTGACGTAAGTAGGTTTGTGTTCTGCATGGGGACTAATGTGTTAGGGAGCGGGACAACAGACCCTATGCTAATACGTTGGTCTGACCAAGAGAGTGTTACGAACTGGACTCCTGCAGCTACTAATCAGGCAGGAGATCTGCGTTTGTCTAAGGGTACAGAGATAATCAGTGCCCGACAGTCCAGAGAAGAGATATTAGTATGGACTGACTCCTCTCTGTACTCCCTGCAGTATCAAGGCCCTCCTGCTGTATGGGGAGCTAACTTAGTCGGGGATAATGTCTCTATTGCCTCCCAAAACGCGGTCGCACACTCCAATGGAGTGTCCTTCTGGATGGGGAAAGACAAGTTTTACATGTATGACGGGCGCACGCAGCCCTTGCCATGTACGGTTCGTCGGTACGTATTTGACGACTTTAATACGCTTCAGTATGACCAAGTATTCGCGGGTACGAATGAGGCTTTCCATGAAGTGTGGTGGTTTTACTGCTCTGACGACAGTACAACTATCGATAAGTATGTCGTCTATAACTACCTAGATAAGACTTGGTACTACGGTACGATGGCTCGCACAGCGTGGATGGATTCCGGCCTGCGGGATAGTCCTTTAGCCGCAACTTATACCTACAACCTCGTAGACCACGAAGTCGGTGCGGACGATAAAGAGACTGGGACTACCACCGCAATAACAGCAAGTATTACCTCTGGGCAGTTCGATATTGATGACGGGCATCGATTTGCCTTAATCAGCCGTGTTATGCCCGATATGGTATTTGAGGGGTCCACAGCTACTTCTCCCGCCGCAACCATATCCTTGCTGCCTTTGGCTAACTCCGGGTCTGGTTATAACGATCCAACGTCTGAGAGTGGTAATAGTTCGGGGGCGGTAACTCGCACGGCTACTTCTCCTGTAGAACAGTACACAGGGCAGATACACACCCGTGTGCGGGGGCGGCAAATGTCGCTCAAGGTCGAATCTACCGCAGAAGGGGTCAGGTGGCAGTTAGGTTCCCCGCGATTTGATATGCGGGTTGATGGACGACGCTAATGGCGAATGAGATATATAGAGGAGCCCCTCCTGCTCTACCTCAGGCAACGGACATGTATAACCGCCCATACATGGACCAGCTTAGCGGAGTGCTTCGGCTATTCTTTATTCGCTTAACCGGTACGTTAGATACCCTGTTGCGGACTGATGGGGGAGGGAAATTCCTATACTCCCCCCACGGTATGTTCTACAGCACAGCCGATCAGTCGGCTGCAGGTACTAATACTGGGTACTCAGTAACTTTTAACACTACTGACACGAGTAATGCGGTCAGTGTCGCCAGTAGCAGTCGTCTAACCGTCGATAACGATGGGCTGTACGGGTTCGATGT